GCGTGATAAGCGCGGGCCAGTATCAGCAGGCGATGCGCATGTTGCCGATGCAGATCACCGATGTGGTGACTTCCCTTGCGTCAGGAATGCCGGTCTGGATGGTTGCCATCCAGCAGGGCGGCCAGATTAAGGACTCATTCGGCGGTGTTGGCAATGCGTTAAAAGCGGTTATGAGCTTGCTCTCCCCGGCGCGGCTGGCGTTCGGCGGCTTGATTGGGGTTGCTGGTTTGCTTGTTACGGCCTGGTATCAGGGCAGTAAGGAAGCAGAAGAATTTAACAAGCAGCTTATCCTGACGGGGAACTATGCTGGCAAAACTGCCGGTCAACTCAATGACCTGGCACGCGCTATCTCGAAGAGTGGTTCCACGCAGGGGGCCGCGGCGGGTATACTGTCGAAGGTGGTGGGAAGCGGCAAGTTCAGTGGCGAAGAACTGGAGGCCGTGACCAGAGCCGCGCTGGCGATGCAGCAGAGCGTGGGGCAGTCAGTTGATCAAACGATCCGCGCCTTTGAAAAACTCAAAGAAGCGCCCACGGCGGCTTCAGCCGAACTGAACAGCCAGATGCATTACCTCACTGCCGCGCAGTTTGAATACATTTCAGCTCTTGAGCGTCGCGGGGATAAGGAGGCCGCCGCCGCAGAGGCGCAGAAATTATATGCCAATGCCGCAGAGCAACGGGCTAAAGATGTCGCTGACAGTCTTGGTTACATTGAGCGTGCTGCCAATTCCGTTTCAAATGCTGTAAAGGGAATGTGGGATAACTTACTGGATGTTGGGAGAAAATCCAGCTTATCAGAGCAAATAAAACAGCAAGAACAATACATCAAACAACTGGAAGCAAATGGCAACGCTGCACAAAACTTTACGCCTTATGGTGGCATGGCAAATGTGTTGACCCCAAAAACAGCTGATCGAAAGCATTTGGAAGCGATACGTCAGCGCCTGAGAGAGCTTAAATTTGTTGCTGCCTCCCAGCAGGGTTACACCGAAGCGATCAAAGAGCAGAAAAGGGTCAACGAAGAGGCCATAACTGCCCAGCAACTGGCCAATCGCTGGCTGGATGCTGGCACCACAGCCGCAGAAAAACGCACCGCAGCACAAAAAGAGCTGAACAAAGCAATTGAGGCGAACGCCAAAGCGGCCCGGCAAACCGCCCATGCGCCCGACGAAAAGGATCGGATTCATAAATGGAGTGAAGCCGAAATCGCAAAAATGCGTGCGGCAATCGACAAGACTTATAGCGATCCCAAAACGCCCAGGGAGCCGTCAGTAAAAAATGATGCTGCAACACGAATGCTTCTGGCATCGCGCCAGCGGCTCGCCGTCCTTCGCGAGCAGCAAGCCGCCACAAACTCGCTAACTTTTCAGGAACAGCGCCTTGTTGAGTTCAACAGGCAGATTGCTGATCTTAAAGAAAAGGGGGTTTTGACTTTTGAGGAAAAAAGCCTTCTTGCAAAGGCAGATGAAATAAAACATTCGCTTGAGCTGGAGGCCAGCGAGTCACGCAGAATCGAAAACCAGAAAACGCTTGCTGCTTACCTTAAAACCTCTGCTGCTTACGTCACGCAACAGGAGCAGGCAGTAGAATTATTGCAGAAGAATGCGACGGTATCCGACAGGGAGGGGCGATTCAATGCCCAACTGGCCCAGCTAAAAATCGGGTATGAAAATAACCCGGCATCAAAGCTTATCGGCCCCGAACATGAGAGAGCGCTGAAAGCCTATCAGGAGCAAACAGACGCCGCCAGAAGGAGCTGGCAGGCGCAGGAGGCTTTGCGGGGGGATTACCTAAAGGGTGCCCAGAAGGGATGGGCTGACTTTGGGGAAGAGGCTACCAATGTTTATGCCCAGATGCAGGACATCAGCAAACAGGCCTTTACCGGGATGGCATCGACCCTGACGGATTTCTTCACTACCGGCAAGGCCAGCTTTACCGATTTTCTGAAGACGTTCCTGAAAGGGATTGTGCAGATGATAAATCAGCTGGTTGTGTTCAATGCTATTCAGGGCGCAGCCAAATCTATGTCTGGCTCCGGGGTGGGATGGATTAAGGGTATTGGCGATTTCTTTGTCGGCCACGCTGAGGGGGGTTATACGGGTGATGGTGGCAAATACGAGCCAAAAGGGATTGTGCATGGCGGGGAGTTTGTGTTTACAAAAGAGGCCACAAAAGCTCTTGGGGTGAACAATCTCTACGCACTGATGCGTAGCGCTCAGGGTTATGCCAATGGCGGATATGTGGGTAAAGCGCCAATGGTCGGGTTAACAGGTAATGGCGGTGCTGGTGGTAATATCAGCATCAACACCTCCGTGTCTGTCACGACCGGTAATCAGACCCCGCAAGCTGGCGAAACAGGTAGTTCTGACGCTATGAAAAGGGCTTATCAACAGACCATCGACAAGTCGATCCGTGAGGGTATCCTGAAAGAAACCCGTCCTGGTGGCATCATCTGGAACGTAACCAGACAGCGATGATTTCACCCTATTACTTTTGGTAGTATTCACGGCGCGACATTGTTTTAACTGTCTGACGGGAATAAAACCATGAAAAATGCAATATATTTTATTGCCGTTGCTTTTATGCTCTCGGCTTGTGACGACCAATCAGCCCACACAGCACCAGGCAAGCCTACGGTTGCACAAATGATCGCCAATGGTACCGAAAAATTTACCTTTGATTGCAGTAAAGGACAATTCACTACTAAATGTGAAATTCTAGCCGAGGATCTTTTGGGTAGTAGGAGGTGGCATCATGCTCAAATTTTTATATTTAAAGATGGGCGAATAGACTTAAATATTGATGGTGGAGTCTTTTATCCGCATAGCGAGAGGAACACCTTCCTTCAGGAAGCACGTAACAGCACGATCATTTTAAAGGGGGGGAATGGCTATAGTGCCAAAGTGACCTTATCGGAAGACAATTATGGCATGCTCCTAATCCTAGAAGGCTTCAACAAGGACGCGAAGCGATTCATGATCGCTACCTCAAGATTCTGAACCACATTTGGTCAAACGACCCGCCCACCGAGGCGGGTTTTTTGTTGCCCGGAGGAAGCTGAATGGCAATAGAAACCTTCAGCTGACTAGCACAGATTCAGGCGGGAAGGCAGGGAGAATGCACACCATTGTATCTATGAAAAGGAGGGTATCAGCAGACCATAGACAAATCTATTTGGGAGGGTCTTCTGAAAGAAACCCGTCCTGGTGGCATAATCTGGAAAGCGACAAAATCACGGTAAATTGATTTTGATCAAGGATTTGGGCTTCTCCACCGCTACGCTTTTCTCTTTTTTTCCGAGGGAAATGCATGAAGTATCTTGGTTGGACGGTGTTGCTGGTTGGTGTGCTATGGGCAGTTGTGGCCCTGAACATGGATGTTAGCGTTGAGACTGGCTATGGCGCCAGGGTAAACAACATTGGTCTGATGGCAGCGCGTCAGAATCACATTATCATTGGTGCCTTTATCGCTCTTTGTGGGCTTCTGATGGCTATATTTGGCAACAGAAAGGATGATTCAGGCCCATTGGTAAAATGTCCATTCTGTGCGGAGCTGGTAAAGCCAGAGGCCGTTAAGTGCAAACACTGTGGTAGCGATTTAAGCTCGTGCCCGGCAGCAGAAAAAGAAAAGGGTGGAAGTCATTATTTAATTGGGAGTGGACAAGACGCCAAATTAAACCGCGATGCCGTTCGCGAGTTAGCCCTAAAATACTACAATCATATGTCCCGTTATTCGGTTGGTGAGATTTTGATAACACATTTACCTGAAATTAACAGGATACGCGCAGAGCTACCTCCATCCTGCGCTAAAAATTTTGAGGAAGCGCTTGAGGCTGAATTGTCCGCGCTGAAAAGCTCATAAGGAGCGCATTGTGGAGCTTATCACTTCTGCTGATATTGTTGGCTATAACGCGGATATGCTTTCACGCTATGAGCGAGCCATGTTAATGAAAGCTGCTGGGAATTATGATGAAGCAGAAGAATTGTTATTGCCTTCTGTTAATCCACCATCAATTTACCACGGCCACTACCGTGAATTATTTATATTATGGCGAAAAAAGATAAAAAAGCTTTCAAAGCTAGGTGATGATAAAGCAGTAATAGAATTACTGTTGCGAATGTTTAAGCTAAACGCTGAGATGTTAAATGAAATGGCAAGGTACTGGTCTGAGATTCATGGGGTTGAGCGCAAGGTTGAGTACTTCGCCTCTTATAGCAAAATTAATAAGACAGATATAACCTTACTAAAAAGATATGCCAACAATATTGACAATATCGAAGAGTATTTAAAGGCAGAGAAATATCTTTTATCAAAGTAAAAACCAGAAATCCTCGCCAGCGCGGGGATTTTTATTGCCCGGAGGAAACTGAATGGCAATAGAAACCTTCAGCTGGCCGACGCAGATCCAGTCGGGAATGCAGGGCGAATACACCGCCACCGTTCGCCGCGCAAAGTTTGGCGATGGTTACGAACAGGTAGCCGCCGACGGCATCAACCCGGAGTTTCAGAGCTGGCCTGTCGTGATGACCGGCACCCGGAGCGAGATGCTGGCCGTGCTGGCTTTTGTGCGCCGTCACGTCGCGAAATCCTTCATCTGGACGGCAC